AGCCGTCGCGAGGAATGTTTTCCCCCAGCTTTCCGCCATCAGTTTTAATTCCTTCATTTTTATCTCCTTCGAGGTCGAACCATTTGCCGTCGTTATCTCCCAAAGTTGTAAAGCTGATATGAAAGTGGTGCCGGTGAGGATTGATGCCTTTGTATTTCCGCCACTTCCAATTAAGAATGGGCGAAGCAATACGGCCATCAAAGATAATATATTTAATCCGCTTATCGCCTCGCTTAGCGCATTTGCGAATCTTCTCCACAAGGGCATAAGCCTCTTCCTTGTGAGCGCCAAGATCAGCATCTAAATCTAATGCGCGGACAATCCCGTTCTTGTCGGGATTATGATCCGATTTTCTGACTGAATGACGGCTATCTCCCAACCACCCATCGCTCTTGCGGTCGCGATCCAAATACATATCGTCCACTTGCTCGCGCAATTGGATTCCCGCTTTGCATAGCTTTGGCACTATTTACCTAGCTTTAATCCTTTAGGAATTGGCTTAGAATAATTCCATTTTGCAATATATTGAATTCCATCGCCATCATCGCGTAATTCAATACAACCATTGACATTGAAATCATCGTCCGTGAGTTCAGGATATGTGCTAATAATTTCATCCCAAATATTCATATTACGCTCCTAGCCATTGAATATATAGAGAATCGTTCCAAATTCCGGTGCCTTCGGTATCTAAATTCCCACCGCTATTTTGATAGGTGTAAAGTTCAAAATAATCACCAGCGACTGCATTGAAGATACCCGAAGTTTCAATGTTGCATCCGCTTGACGACGGAGTCGCCACAGTCAGAGTTGTGAGATTTCCGTTCTTGTAAATTCTTGCTTGGCGAACTCCAGTGTTGTTGCCAACGTAACTGATTCGTCCAATCACCAAATACTTTCCATCCTTACCTGTTGGAATAGTCATTCGTGAGGTATTCGTAGTCGTGGAATGAAAACCATCGGTGTCAAAATCTTCGTTGCCAAAAGTGACCGCAGTAGCGGTGTTGTTGCTAATGGTTAATGTTGCGCTTTTATAGATACTGGCACCAACAAAAGTTGGAGTGCTGGAAGCCGAAGCCCATTTGACTTTGTAGGGGCTTACAGTTGTATCGGCAGTTAATACTTGGCCTGTTGTGCCAATCGGTAAATTATCGAATGTGCCTGATCCAGTGCCAACAATAATATCGCCAGCAGCAGTGATTTCAGTAGCCATCGAATTAGTGATTGTTACTGCTCCTGAAGTTCCACCGCCACTTATACCCGTTCCAGCTGTGACCGCTGTAATATCGCCTTGATCGTTATTGATCCAAGTAAAGTCCATATCGGTATTGGAAGTCTTGGATAGCACCTGTCCGGTTGTGCCACCTTTGAGATCAACAAGCGAGGTATCAATTGCGCTGCCTAGCGTTCTAATCGCTAAAGCGCCGTCCTTGACTAGGTCGGTGTCATCGGGCGTCTCCCACCCGAAATTCGTTGTTGTTGCCATTAACTAATCACTCCAATCGCGTCCTGCCATTCTAGGGTATTAAGCACACTATTCCAGCTTTCTGCCGCATTGACTTGGTTCCATCTTTGGGCGACTGCCGAGAATTCTGTTGGGCTGGCTGTAAGGGTTATGAATAGACCCGAGACTGATGCTCTGAAAGTCCAGCCTTCGACGTAACCGGTGAATTCGCCGCCGAGCATCTGTGGCGGAAGATTAGTAATCCGGATGGGTTGGCCCATAAAGATAGAAAGCAGCGCATCGCGGTCGCCGTTGTCCATTTCTGGGTTTTGAATTGGAAAGGTAATGGATTGGAATAGATAGCGAGGATAAGAACGCAGCTGAATGACTCGATCAGCCATATCTTCGACGTCGGCTGTATTTTTTAAGTAACTTGAGAATTGCTCGGCATAAAGACCAAAAGTTGCCTGTGAGGCTGTGTCTTGAGCGATATATTGGCTATTAAAGTTATTGCCGTAATCAATGATTAGTTTATTTACTAATTCGCCCTGTCGTTGAACGATTCCAATACCAGCGCCAATCGCTTGGTTGGCATCAAGGTCGGTATATCCATTGGCCGTTAAATAATCCTGTCGGTGGCTGGCGTCGGCGTAACCGATAAGGCCATTGGCATCTTCATATAAATAACCAAGAGCTGAGGAAGCGATTTGATTAGCCACATTGGAAATAACTTGATCCGTAATTTGTCGGCTGCTCATCGTATATTCACCGGCATCAATATCGCCTAAGCCGATGTTCTGTGCCTCAGCCCAAGTTTCGGTAGCGTTATAAGTATCCCAAGTTTCGGCCGGTGGAACTTCGTTCCAAGAGTTGAGCAGTAAATCATCGAGCAAGTCTTGTATTTGTGCCCCGTCTAATCCTTCGGCTAAGTTGCCATCGAAGGTGGCTCGTTGCAGTCTGGCTAATGGCCCGATTGCTGTAATAAATATATTTGTCACAGCTGCGGCGTTACCAGCCGAAGTGACTGATTGGCGAATGTCTGAGATACGACCACCGAAGATAGGCACATAAGTCGCGGAACTGTTTTGAACTTCGATGAGTATCGAGGTATTGACTGTGAATGAATAAACTGTGTTATCGGTGTTAATAAGCCGAAGTGAGCAATAGCCAGCAGGGGTGGGCGAGTTGATGTCGGTTCTGCCTGTTGTAATTTGAAGGTCAGCCAAAGTGACTGAGGTGACCTCTGTGCCATTGGCTTTAATTCGCCAAACGGGTGTCCAAGCTGTCATAGGATCTGGGCGTTAGTCCTGAGATCGCCACCACCGGTTGTGCCGCGATTAGTTGAATTGTTAAGGGCTAAAACGACTGCTCGAGTGAAGCCTTCTTCGTCAATAACGCTTGGTGCATTGACGTTAATAACAACGTTGCCCTTTTCTTCGCCAGCTCTTACAGCTGCAACGTCGAAGCCAGAGGGAATTGCTTTGCCACTTGGGACGATTGTGGTTGTGACGATCGGAGTTGTTGCAGTTGTTGTCGGTGTTGTTACCTTCGGCGTTGTTGGTGTGGTCGCCGTTGATGGAACGCTTGGGGTCGTTATTTTAGGCGTTGAAGGCAACGACGGAACTGAGGTTGAAGGACTAGAAGTTGTAAATGACGGCTTAGATATTGTGCTGACATTTGGCAGGATTGGAATCGCATTGTAAGCGCGAATAAGTGCGTTGATGCTGTCAATTGCGAAAGATACGGCTGATTTAATGCCATTAACGACTGCGCCGATAACGTCCAAAATACCGCCAGCAATTTTGCCTAAGAAGCGAAGGGCATCGCCAAAGCCATTCAAGATAAGTGGAATAACAAAGTCTTTGATGATTGTGCCTAAAGTTGTAAGAGCCTCTCGATTACGTTCAATGGCGTCCTGAACTGGTTTAAGAGCTGCATCTTTGAATTGAATAAATTTAGGAATGACTGTGTTGATGAAGAAGTTGAGTAGGTTTTGCAACGTAGGCAATAACGCAGCACCCACCGACTCTTTAGTTTCATCAAACGCGACTTTAAGGCGTTCAATTTGTCCTTCAAAGGTATTGGCTTGAGTTGCCGCAGCTCCGCCAAACGTGCTGGCTAATTGCTTAACAGTTCCCTCTAAGCCAAGAGTTTTGATTTCTGCAGACGATAAGCCAATTCCTAAACGCGCTAATGAAGCTGTGTTGCCTTCATACGCTTTAGCGAGTGCGTTAGAGACAGTTTCAACGTCTTTACCGGTTGCGGCTGATACGTCCAAAGCGAGTGTGAGTAATTCTTGCGAACGCTCGACTGATCCAGTAGCGACTGCAAGGCGTTGAAGGGCTGGACGAAGCTTGTCATCTGCTACGCCTGTGGCGAGCGAAGTCTTTAGAATTTGTTCTTCGACAGACGCAATTTGAGCATCGGTAGCAGCTGTAACGTTTTGCAGGGCTAGGGCTAGGCGCTTTTGTGCAGCCTCATCTTCAATGGCAGCCTTGACGCCTTCAATTGCTAACTTGCCAGCATAAGCAGCAGCCGCAGCGGCAGCAGCAGCAAAAGCGGCAGCGGCAACCTTGCCGAATTTCTCGAGCTTACCGCCAAAGCCTTCAATTTCTTTGTCACCAGCATCAAGACCTTTTTTCAGTCCATCAATATCGGCAAGAATAGAAAGTTTAAGGGTGCGATTTCCTGCCATTATTTATCCCACTCCTTAACCACTTGACTAAAACCTTCTTCCCATTTGCGAATAATCTCAGGCTGAATTTTTCTTAGAGTCGGCCAAATAAAATAACCTTCATTTCCTCTAATACCGAATCGGCCAGTTCTGGGTAAAAAGTGTTTAACTTTTTTAGCGCCAAATTCGATACCAGCCAAGATTGCATTTGTGGGAACGTTACCCTCGCGCAATTGAGTCGTCGCACCTCCGCTGAATCTCTGGGAGGCAAATCCAATACCAAATTCCCCGACCACAGATGATTTGGAAATTCTAATTCCTTCTGCCACTTTTCGTGACTGTTTAGGTCTGGGGTAATTTCCAGCGGCAACCTTTATCTGAGCAACGGCGTAATCAGTTAAAGAACTGGTCACGGATCTAGCTTGATCTTTAGCCTCATCGCCCATTTTGCGAATAACTGCAGCTATTTGGCGAAGTTCTTTTTTATCATACTGAATGACGCGTTGCGATGGGTCAAAATCTGCCATTACCTTTGCGCTCCTTCAGTATTTCAATCGCCGTTAATACTTGGTCGATGTCAGTCCACTCACTCATCGGAATTCCGGTTGCTATTGCGATCTCAATTATGAGTCGGTTTATGCTTCCGGATTCGAAGCTTTTGGGCTTTCATCTCCTATCGTCATTTCCTCAACCGATAACTCCCAAATGTCTTGAGACTTAGTCGGCTTTCCTGCCGCTTCGCGTTTGTAAGCAAAGTAGGCTAGGTCGAGGAAGTCCGCTTGCTGGTAAGCCGAAATATCCTTCATTGAATAAATCGACTTGCCAGTTTTGCGTTCCCACTTCGCCCACTCAGGGAGTCCAGCGTTGTAGGTGACTTCCTCGCCGTTCGTGTATTTAATTGTGATACTTAACTTCATAGCTCCCGATCTCCCTTTTAACTAAATGTCTCTACTACTGCGCCCTTTGATACTTTGAAAGTGAAGGATACAGTCTGAGCGTCGATTCCCGAACCGCCAGCAGTAGGAAACTCTGGCTTAATTGGGAAAACGAATTGAGCGCCGGATGCGGCGGTTAGTGTGATGCTAATGTCGGTGTCCGGTGCTGTTTCGGCTGCTGTCCAAAGTGCTTCGCATACTGAGTTAGCTTTACCCCAATCGGCGAGCATATCTAATTGGAATGTTCCTTCGACGTTAACAGTCTTATAAGCTTCTCCATCGAGAGTTTGATAAGTCTCGCGAACGTTGGTCTTTGTCAATACAGCGTTGGTCGCTTGGGCTTGAACGTCCGTTCCACCCGTGAAAGATAGACCAACATCGCGACCAGTAATTACTGTGGTTGCCATTTGTTCTC